GCACGCTGAAGGTATAGAGCGCACATCTGTTGACGGCATCACTGTATCCCTGTCTGACGCTACTGTTTATAACATAGCTGATTACGGCCTTTTCCATGACTTTATTATGGCAGAAGGTCACACAGGGCTGCTGCAAAGACGAGTATCCAACCTATACGTTAAAGATCTTCTAAAGACCTTTGATGCTATACCAGGGCTCGTTCCTTTTGCCAAGGAGAACGTCAATCTTCGGGTTGGCTAGTATCTTTTTAGTAGCTGAACTGCTATAATAATCAAGTTCGCCCGCCCTCTTGCGGGCTTACTAATCCAAAATCTAAAATAGTGAGAACTAATATGTCTAAATCAATCGTATCCTTCCAATCTGCCGACGTTATGCCTGCTTACCTTATCCAAGGTTCTAGTCTAGGTAACGAAAACGTATCCGCCTCAGATATGGTTATCCCTACCCTAGCATTAGCGCAAGCAATGAGTCCTGAAGTGGGAAAGAAAAGTGACCCTAAGCACATTAAAGGCTTAGAACTGGGCCATGTTTTCAATAAGCTGACAGGTGAGTTCTGGGACAGCGTTTTTGTGCTTAACCTCAAGTTTGAGACTGGGTTCACCATCTTTAAGAAGCGTGAGAACGGAAGTGGCTATGAAGGTAATCACCCAACTGAAGCTGCTGCTAACCAGCACATAGCAGATAACAATCTTATTGCTGAACACTACGACATTGTAGACACGGCGTTACACACTGTTGCTTTGCTAGATGAAAATGGCGAGAACCCAAAAGTAGCCCAAATCTACATGGCGGGTGCCAACAAAAAGATCTCTGATGCGTGGAATACTGCATTAGCAGGTTATAAATGTGATCGTTTCTCGACTGTTTGGGCGTTGTCCTCCGCTGAAGAGGCCAACAAAAAAGGCCAAAGCTACCAAGTGTTTAAAGCATCTATGGTAGGTTACGCTGACGAGAAATTGAACGCTGAAGCCCGCGCTACTTACTTTGCCATGCAAGGCATGACCGACCCTACCATCCACTAGGTAGTAGGTAGATACAAGCCATCCCTCGGGGTGGCTTTTTTAACTCTGGAGGAAATTATGACTAAATATGCAGCTGAAGTTCAATGCACTGCCCAAGTAGTAATTCAAGCTGAAACAAAAGAAGAAGCCCAAAAGAAAATAGAGGCTATGGGTTTAGCATCTATTATGGAGACTTGTGAGGACTCCTTTTGGGGTATTAACCACATTGATAGTGTGCAGACGTATGATAAAGAAGCTAATCGTTTTATAGCGGCCTAAGCACCTCAATAAAAGCCATCCCTCGGGGTGGCTTTTTTATAGCTGGAGATAAAATGAACGAGCATAGCTACATCAAAGCCATACACAAAATGCTTCCCTCAACTGTGTACAAATGGAAGATCAACGATAATTTTCATGGTGGCGTAGCGGACGCGTATTACTCTGGCTCAGGTGGCGACCTGTGGATTGAGTATAAGTACGTGTCTAATCCTCCTAAGCGTTCCAGTACTGAAATGAAGACATGCCTGTCCTTGCAGCAATTGCATTGGTTAAAAAGCCGTCAAGAAGAAGGCCGTAAAGTGGCATTAGTGATTGGTATGCAAGCGCCTGTAGGAATGCGGTCTAAAGATAACCTGATCATCACTGATTTTAGTCAAAAAGTGACCATAGATACCTTTAGTAGTTCAGCTATTGACAAACGTGGGGTTGCTGAGTTTATAATGTCGTCATGCCTCGAAGAAGTGGCATAGCAACGTATGAATGGGCGTAGATCCATACAACTATATAAACTACAGGAAGACACCCAATGGCTAAAGCGAGCTTACTCGTTGGAACCGATGCTTCGCCCGAAGCAGAAAGTCGAGCAGTCCAACGTATTCTCTCTATCTATAATCGCCTTAAAGCTGACGAAGGATTAAATCAAACCCTACTTGCCCAAAAAATGGGCCTCAAACAACAAAGTGCCATATCACAGTACTTCCTCGGTAAAGTTCCTTTGAACATGACTGCGGTTGTTAATTTCGCCCAGGCTATGAATGTCTCCCCTTCAGACATTTATCCTGAATTAATGGAACCAGTACGCACATCTTTTTACCCTAAAGTATCAATTGCTGTGCGCTACGCAATTAGAGGAAATCCTACCATTGACGCTATACAATCTGTTGAAGTCCAAGGAGACTTGGAACCTTACGCAGTACAGATTAATGTAGATGACTACCTACCCTACATAGCTAAAGACTCATTTATCGTATGCTCCAATCGTGTTAAACCACAATCTGGGGCTGAAGTGTTCGTAGAACTTAACGATGGAAATCGTTTTGTTGGACGCTTCTTCTATAGCGAAAAGGGAATTACGCAAATTCTGAAACTGCAAGACAATTGCATATATGACCTTCAAAGTGAAGATGTCATAGTTTGCGATATGGTGATTGGTACTCACCGACAAAATAACTGGGAGCTAAAATAATGTTAGTTCAAAATTTAAACAACAATCGAAGTCGTTCGATGTATTGGCACACGCAGTCTTGCTGGTGTTGGTGGATAATACATACTGACAACGACAAAGACTGTTGGCCGAAATGGAGTGTGTTAGAAAGCAAAATTAACTTTCTTTCATTCGGGTGCAATTCAACCTCAACATCGCCTCAAGGCCCCCCAGTTTAATAATCGACATCTTTTTTTTTCACCCCTCAATAGTAGTTGAGCTAATAGCGTAAGCACACAAACACAAAGGCAGCACCATGTTAGACAGAGTAACAATTAGTAAGTTTTCAGAACTGTCAGGCTATACAGAAGTTGCTATACGCTCTAAAATCAGTGAAGGTGTCTGGCAAGAGAACGAGGTATTCTCCCGCGCACCTGATAATAGGATATTGATAAGTCTAGGAGGCTACGAAGCATGGGTAGACCGAAGAAGCAGCAGTTCACAAACGTCAGGGAAGTCTCTAAAAGTACAATCGAGATCGTCTTCCGCTACCCAACGCCCCAAGATCGGCAACGCGAGCCAATCAAGCTTGAGCCCACCCCCGCTAATTTAAAACGCTGCTATGTTCACCTCGCTCAAATCAATGAAGCCATTAAAGCAGGGACGTTTGACTACCTAGCCACGTTCCCTAACTCCCCTAGAGCAAAACTATATTCCAATCGCCGTACTTTCGGCACCTTCTTAAAGCACTGGCTTAACAACCACTATGCTATCGGCCCTGGCACTCATAAATTTTATAAACGAATTATTGAAGGCCAAGTATTAAAAACCCCTTTGGCTAAAATCCGTGTGGTTGATTTAACGTGGCTCGATGTTAAGGATTGGGCCTTAAAGATGGATGTCCTAGCAAAAACTCGCTCTCAACGAGTGGCTGTTCTGCGAGATGCCCTTAACTCAGCAATAGAAGAAGGCATTATTGCTGTAAACCCCTTGTATGGTAAAAAACTAAAAAGCCCCAAAGTTATTATACAGCCAGAAGCCACTCGCATTGAGCCTTTCTCTTGGGATGAACGAGATGCCATCATCAGAGCTGCACGTAGACAGTTCGGATTACAACTGATGTTTCAGTTCTTCACAGGACTGCGCCCAGAAGAAATAAGAGGTCTATGTTGGAGTCGTGTTGATTTCATCGGATGCACTATTCGGATAGACCAAGTAATCGTTGATGCGAGCCCTAATGAGTTTCGACCTCCTAAGTCACAAGCCTCTCTTCGGACAGTCGATTTAGTTGGCCCTGCAATGCAATGCTTACTTGCCTATAAAGAGTACACCTTTCTTAGAATGCCAGCGCCTAAAAAGTTTCCAGTAAAGCCAAGTATGGCTGACATTGTGTTTACAAATCCAAACACAGACAATCCTTGGAGTTCAACTAACAGCATACGTGATCAATGGGTTGATGTACTTAGAAAAGCAGGAGTTCGTTATAGAGTGCCTTATCAAACTCGACACACTTACGCATCGACCATGTTGCAAGTTGGAGAAGACTTAGAATATGTTGCGGGACAAATGGGCCATGAAACCAGCATAACCACGTTAAAACATTACGCGCGGTTTGTTCAACAAACAGGTGCGAGGCACGGGTCTAAATTAGAAGAAGCGTATCAGAAACAAATAGGGAATTAGGTACATAATCGTGTACCTTCTGCCAGCATTTTGCCAGACTCTAAATTAAATCCCTTATGAATCAAAGGGTTGTATGGTGCGGACGGAGAGACTCGATCTTCTTGTAGCCTATACAAAAACCTTATTAATCAACAAGTTAAAACAATCATTCTGCCAGCTTTTAGTGTGGAGACGGGTAGTTTATGGTCGGTTTGCCAGAATCCCTGCCAGCTTTTTTAATGCAA